GCCAGCAGCAAAGCGAGACGCCCAGGGACAACCTCTGAGGACGGGACAAACAGCGTAAAGGTGCCATCATTTGATGGGGGGCGGTGTTGCGAGCCGCAGGCAAATCGTTGCTGATGACCGTTTCTGGGCTGGAAATCAAAGCAGATTCGTGATTGGGGGCACCAACAGTCCTCAAAAGACCACTGCGCTCTGAAGAAAATACGGTGCATTTTTTTTGCGTTCCCATGTTGCACAATAAAAACAATGTCGGCATACTGTTTGTGGGATTGATGAGGAGACACACAATGCAAACACTCCCGAAGCACATCTGGGACACCCTGTCCCGTATCGACGTCTCTGACCACGTTGAGACGAAGCAAGGCTTGACCTATCTGTCCTGGGCTTGGGCCTGGGGCGTGATGTCTGAGCATTTTCCTGACACTACCTACACCTTTACGTCTGAGACGTTCCCGGACGAAACCGTGGAATACACTTGCTTCGTCACGGTGAAGCACTGCGGTCAGGTGCACACACAGATGATGTGGTTGCCCGCGATGGATCACCGCAACAAGGCTGTGAAGAACCCGGACGCCTTCGTGCGCAACTCCTGCAAGATGCGCTGCCTTGTTAAGTGCCTCGCCATGATGGGCCTCGGCCATTACATCTACGCTGGCGAGGATCTCCCTCAAGGGACTGAGCCCGAGAAGATCGACGACAAGGAGCAACAGCTCCTCCACGATCTGATCGTCGAGACCAACACGGACCTCGAGAAGTTCTTCGCCGCGTTCAAGATCAAGTCTCTCTCCGAGATGCCCAAGGAACGCTTTGAGAAGGCTCTGAACCTTCTTAAGAAAAAGATGGAGGCTAAGTAATGGACGACCGGATAAGAGAACTGGAAACCTCGCTCGGCGTTGCCTTGCACCTGTTAAACGAGTGCCGTGAGGCGCTGTTTGTGTTTGACGAGAATCATCCGCTGATTGCGCGCACCGAAAACTTTGACATCGCGCTTGTCACTGAAACGCTTAGCCAGAAAGGGGAATGACGATGGCAATGGAATCATGCGATGACGTTTTTGATCACTACGCTGCCCACATTCTGTCGGGCTTGATCATCTCTAAAGGCGTTGATTTTTTACCACTTTCTGGGTCTAAAGAATCAGAGTATGAGCGCCTCATTGACGCCGCTTTTGATATGACTGAAATCGTTATGCACGAGCGCGAACTGCGGGGCTTCAAGTGATGCGAGTCCTCGACGTAGAGCAAGGCTCAGAGGAGTGGCTGGCGGCGCGTCTAGGCGTGCCGTCCGCCTCGATGTTCTCCAAGCTGATCACGCCAACTGGCAAGCGTGCCGCGTCCTTTGACGGCTACGTCAATCAGTGCGTGGCAGAGATCGTCACCGGGCAGGCGACTCCCTTCCCCCAAACCGATGCGATGGCACGGGGTACGGAGCTGGAGCCGATGGCGCGTGCTTTCTATGAGCTTGAGACCGGGAGCGAGGTTGTCGAGATGGGTTTCATCAAGCACGAAACCCTCGAGGCAGGATGCTCCCCGGATGGCTTCGTGGGCGAGGATGGTGGCATCGAGATCAAGTGCCCCCTGCCTCACACCCACGTTGAAACCCTGAGAGGCGGCGTCATGCCGTCGAAGCACATCCCCCAAGTGCAGGGGTGTATGTGGATCACGGGTAGGGCGTGGTGGGATTTCATTTCTCACCACCCCGATATGCACACGCTGATTGTTCGCATTGAGCGAGACGAGGCGTTTATCAAAACTTTGGAGGAGCTGGTCACTGAGGCCTGCGAGACCATTCAACTTTTAGCTAAGGACATAAAAGCATGAGTTCAGTTAACAAGGCGATCATTCTCGGGAACGTCGGGCAAGACCCGGAGGTTCGACACACGAATAAGGGGACGGCGGTCTGCAATTTCAGCATCGCCACGAACAAATCTTGGAAGACCCAGGACGGGCAGAAGCAAGACAAGACCTCCTGGCACCGCGTCACAGCTTGGGGAAAGGTGGCAGAGATCGCTGGACAATACGTCAAGAAAGGTTCGCAGGTTTACGTTGAGGGCGAGCTTGAATACGGCAGCTTCACCAATAAAGACGGGGTAGAAGTGCCGACCTTTGAGATTGTCATTCAGTCCTTGCAGCTCCTGTCTCGATCTGAGTCGAAGCCAGCAAAGCCTAAGCCTGCCGATGATGACTTCTCCGATGAGGTGCCATTCTGATGGACTTCGGTCTCCGTTTGGCTGCGATCCAGCTTGAAGAGGATCTGAAGAACGCGGACCTGGCAAGGGTGCTTGAGGTGCACCCAACCCAGGTTGCCCGCTGGCGGCAGATGCGTGACGTGAAGTTCTCCGTCGCTGCGCGTATCGCCAAGGCCGTGAACCGGCCCCTTGAGGACTTTGTGGAGGAGTGATGTTTAAAAGGGTTACTTATCTGGTGATGAAGAAGGAGGACCGCCTGACGCTGAATCAAGCTCGGGCGGTACTCAAGGCACTGAAGACCGTTGACGTTGAAGCCGTTCTCAGCGGCCAGGACAAGCCCAACCTGCGTATCGCAATGGAGAAGCTCGAGGAGGCCGTGGAAGACGCGGAATACCACCATGAGATCCGCTGCGAGCGTGACCAGCGCATAGCAAAGGACAGCTAGAGCTGCCCCTGGCAACACATAAAAATCAGACATAGCTGACCGAGGAGAGTGATTTATGCAAGGGGAATTTTGGCGTATTGAGAACAAGCAACGCATTGACGAGGTTTTTGCGAACCTCAAGCAACACATCCTCGACACCTGGGACTGGGCAAAGCCCTTAGCTCTACAGGTGAAACCCTACGAGGGCAAGCGTTCCCTCGACCAGAACGCGCTGTTTCACGTCTGGATCCGGGAGATGGTCGCCCACTTCAAACCGGCCCGGCCGGAGCTCGACGAGGAAGAAATGAAGGCGATTGTGAAATATCGCTTCCTGGGGACTGAATCAATAAAGGCTGGTAAGATTATGATTGAAAACCAGTTGCGTCATACGTCAAAGCTGAAGCGTGGCGAGATGTATGCGTTTATGGAGCAGGTAAACCAATGGTGCCTCGACCTTGGCTTAAATCTTACCGTGCCCGACGATTCCGAGTTCATGCAGATACGCCGCTCGCAGGCGTAAACCTCAAGGGGGAGGGGTAATGGCTGCGCCAGAGAAGCTAGACCCAGAACTGCTTACCTACTGCGTTTCTGACAAGGAACGTTTCTACCTTGAATCCACCATGCAAATCGGGACTATACGGCGAGCCGCGAAAGAGTGTGGAGTAAGCCAGGGCACCGTTCGCCAGGCCATTGAAAGAGTAAAGGCCCGAGCCGCGAAGATGGGCTACGCGCCGGAGCATGACCTCAACAAGCCAACCACGGCTCCGTTTGTCGTTAAGGGTACGTCAACGCTTTACGGGGAGGATGGTCAGCCCAAGTTGCAATGGGTCAAGACCAACCTCGATCGCGAAGCTCAGATCGAAATCATGAAGCAGGCCGTCGAGGCCCTTTGTGAAGATGTAAAGCCTGTTAAGGCTATCCCAGCCCCGCCCGATGTAAACGAGCAGCTCATGTCGGTTTACCTCTTCGGGGACGCCCATGTAGGTATGAGGGCGTGGGCCGATGAAGCCGGTGAGAACTTTGACCTTCAGATTGCCGAGCAAGATATGTGCAACGCGGTTGACTACCTCGTTGAGCGCTCTCCTCCCTCGAAGCGCGGCGTCCTAGTGAATCTAGGGGATTTCTTCCACTACACAAACATGACGGGGACCACGGAACGTAGCGGACACGTCCTCGACCGGGACTCACGCACAGCGAAGATGATTGACGTAGGGGTGCGAATAATCAGGCGCTGCCTCGAGCGAATGAGGGAGAAGCATGAGATCGTCGAGCTGATCAACGCTCCCGGAAACCACGACGAGAGCTTCTCCTACTTCCTGAACGTCCTCTTCCGTAACCTCTACGGCAACGAACACCGCATCATCATCCACGACAAGCCCACCACGCGGCATTACCTTCAGCACGGGAAGTGCCTTATAGGGGTCGTACACGGCCACCAGACTAAAGACCGTGAGCTTCCTGGGATTATGGCTACAGAGAAGCCCGAGGAATGGGGAGCCACCAAGCACCGGGTATTTTTCCGGGGGCATCACCACCATGACTCGCGGGTGGAATACAACGGATGTACCGTTGAGATGATGCGAACGCTCTCGCCCAAGGACTCCTGGGCGGCTGGAGGCGGCTACTTGTCTGGCCGTGACATGAAGTGCCTTGTTATGCACCAGGAGTTCGGGGAGCAGATGCGTTTAACCTGTGGAATCGATGTGTTGAGGAGCACCTACGATGAATAGCTATGGAAACATGAAGGAAAGCCTTCGCAGAACTGCGGCATACCAGCAAATAGGCTGCGAGTTTATGCCGGGATATGGTTCGGACGCCTTCCGCATTACCGTGCAGGACGGGGCCAAGCGCGTGTCAGACGTATTCCATATCTATAACGATGGCGACCTAAACGCGGCCATCAATAAGCTGTATGGGCGGCTGTGATGCGCTCTATCAACTTTGAAGAGCTTGACGAGGATGAGGACGGCTGGATTCAGATTACCTTGACGGTGATTACCGACGATCCGGCCCTCTTGAGCCGCGCCAGGAAAGCAATGAGGGCGGTCGTGGATGATACGCCCCGCCTAAGCGCCATAAACGGCCCTAGGAGCGACGATAATGCCTAAACAGCTACTGGGGTATGGGGTCGTCCTATTCGCTCTCCTAGGCCTCCTAGCGGCCCTCCCAGGGGCACTTATCGCTATCCCCCTCTGGTGGGTGGCCTTGCTCCTTTTGGACATGATGGAGGACTAATGGCTCTCAAACGTGAAGCCTGTGACATCCACTTCTCAGACTGCGTGAGGGCGAGGGCTAATTTTTGCTGCGAATTTTGCGGCAAACCGTTCAAGGGCCGCGATCAAGGCATTCATTGCGCCCACATCCACGGAAGGCGCCATAACAGCGTCAGATGGTCCCTGGACAACGCGGTGAGCCTTTGCTCGTACCACCATCGATACTTCGGAGAGAACCCCACGGAGTTTTTCATGTGGCTTGAGAAGCATCTGGGGCGTTGGCATTTAGATGTCTTGCTTGAGAAGAAGAACGCAATCTTCAAGGGCAGCAAATACATCAAGAAGGAGGTCGCAGACCACTACAGGACGCTTTTGGCGCAGTTTGGGAAGTTCGATAAAGACGGGACCTGGCACCCGCATGAGTTCTCTGAGGAAGACAGGCCCGAGTGGGTCTCATACAACTGATCGCCAGTCGAGGCCCTGGAACATCAGGGCTTCGGCTTCCCTGCGCTTGACCAGTCCGCTAAGAACTCGCCCGCCAGCTTTATTCCAGCGCCGAATTTCATCAGGGACAGCCCCAAGATCCCCAGCGTTAAGCCGACGAAGTAGGGTGCTGCTCTTGAGGTTACCTGGACCCAGGTTGAAAACCCACGAAACCAGCGCGTCGAACTGACACTGCTCAAGGCTGCGTTCACAGAGTGCGGTGACATACCCTTCAAACTCCTCCAGATCCTCAATCAGAAGAGCTTCAGCAGCCTCCTGATCAATCACATCACCCTCTTCAACACCAAAGGTATGGCCATAACCGATAGTCCATACCCCAGCAGGGCACAGGTAAGCCTCAAGCTCACAGCCCTCAAAATGCTGGATAAGGGCTTGGCCTTCACTGCTGACCTGCACAGCTCTCGACCTTGCCACACATTGCTTCAAAGGCGACGTTGTGGCCGATGATCTGCTCGATAGTGCCTTCCGTATCCGAGCGGCTAGCGCAGATAGGTTCAAAAACCAGGCAGGCAGGTTCAGTCCCGGAAGGAGCGCTCGCGCACCCCGTCAGGGTCATTGCCATTGCGAACGCTACGACGCGCATTGATACCCCTCCTTACACTGTCTGCCATTGCCTTCAGACTATCGGACTCATGGGACGCCTTCCCATGCCCCTTCCCCGACCGATAGGCCCAGAAGATGGCTCCCAGGACGGCTAGGACGAGGATGGTCTCAAGCAACGCCGCGCTCCATCAGACGGTCAAGCTTGGCATCTAACGCCTCGAGGCGATCAATGACGCGGTTGATGTCCGCGTGGACCTCCGCCTTCGTCACATACTCTTTCGCCATCTCTTCCCGAGTCCGGTTCAGGAGGATGCCGAGACGCTGGATCTCCTCCCCCTTCGCCGCGTTGCCCCTCTGCATCTCGTCGAACTTTGACTTGATGGTCCAGGTGAGAAGGCTAATCGCAGCCGTCAGAACCGAACTCCAGATGATTGCAGCGTCCATGCCTCAGTCCTTATTTCGTGCATTCCACAGATCGAAGAGGGTGCGGATCTTTTCCTTCATGGTCTCCTGGTCGGCGTGCATCTTCGCCAGCACGATCACAAGACTGATAAAGCCCGCAAAGATCGGCCACAGGCTGACCAGGATGTCCAGACGGTTGTCCACCGCACCCCTCCATCGTCTTACTCTTCGTCGGCGTTCTTGTTCTTGCCGACATTGCCCGCCAGCACGTTCAGCACACGCAGGACAGACGCGATGATCTTGTCATCTGCCGTCGATGGCGTGAGCGCCGTGATCGCAGTTGCTGCGGTGATTACGGTCGTGATCGCCGTAAGCCATGCGGGGAATGCTTCAAAGAGCGCAAAAAAGTTATCCATTATTCAGCCCCCCAGGGAATGCCAAACGCAACGCCTTCCTGCGGATCGTCTTGCGCTTCCGCCTGGAGGCCTGCCTCGATCTTATCTCGGTCCACGTTGCTGAAGACCCAGTGAAGGACAAAGTCCTGGGTCAGCGCCTCGTAGGGGACGAAGTCAGGAGCAGACGGGTCCGGGGTGAGCCGCACCGCGCCAGCAGAAAAGGCGCTACCGTCAACGGTGGAAACGCTTGCCTGCCAATCAACGACAGACACACCACCCGTCTCCGCATCGCGCTTGAGGTTGGAAACAGTCCAATTCACTTCAGCCATGTTGCCCTCCTTAGGCGTAGGCTACGGTGCAATCACCGTTTTCGTAAGCATCAACCTGGATGTCCCAGGTTACTCTGACACCGCTAACGACGGTCGCCGTAACGGTGACCTCGCTAACCCCGTAGGACGTGGTCAATACGACGTTGGGGCTGGTCACAAGGTCTGCGAAGGTCGTCATCACAGCCGTCGCACTGTTTACAGCACGAATCCCCATGACACGATAGGCGAACCCAGCGTCTGCCCCGGTGTCTTGAGTGACCGCCGCTCCCACCTTAATGACATTGTTCGACCAGGACGGTCCAGGGGGGAGGCTGATCGTCGCCGTCACCGTGGTCCCAGACGCCGTGATCCTGCGATTGAACTTGTGCGTTCTCTTGGGAAGGACGTTGTCTTCAATCGAGCCGTTGACGATGTTGCCCCGGACTAGGTTAAACGAGCCGCCAGAGCTTTCATCATAGGGCACACCACCCGTCCCCTGGGTGATCTCGTTCTCCCGCAGGACGATCCCGGTGGACCCAGAATTGAACGCCCGCACCGTCGCGAAGTTCGCGGCACTGGCGCTGTTGTCAAGGACGTTCCCCTGGATAATGTGGTTCGGGCTGTTGTCGCAGATGATCGCGTAATTCCCGCCAGTGATGATCCGGTTCCCGGTAATAAGACAGCCATCACTAAAAGAGCCGCTGATCTCCATGCGATTGCTCAGGATGAAGTTATTACCGCTCACCGTTGCAGCCCCGGCGTTATTCAGGAGAACCTTGCCAGTTGCTGATCCATTCGTGGTGTTGTTTGAGATCACGATCCCGCGTCCAGCAGGATAGACCCCAGAGCCGCTGCTTGAGATCAGGTTGGTAAAGACTCCGGTGAACACGTTGCTGTCAACCACGCATCCAGAAACGCCGACAAGCTCAACGCCGTACAGGGAACAGTTCTGGAAGTGGTTATTCGAGACAATGCTGTTCTGCACCGGCCCAGACAGGGACACCCCGAAATCGCAGTTTGAGATGTAGTTCCCCTGGACCACGATGAACGAGGCGTTGTAGTTGCTGCCGTTGTCGTGGTTGATGACCTCGATAGCCATTCGGGGGCACTGGTTCACCCTGTTGTTCAGGAAGAACACGTTCGCCACGTTGTAGCCCGCTGCCGCCTTGAAGAAGGCGCAGTTTGCGTATGACGTTGCGTTGTCGAAGATGCAGTCCCGGATCGTGATGTCGTAAATGTTCCCGCCGTCGAAGTTGATCATCGACTGCGTGCTAGGCGATACGGACGATTGCTCTGTCGTGAACTTCAGCCGCTCAAAGTTTACGTCCTGAATGGTCGAAGTCCCGACAGATCGGAAGATCATGTCCCGCGTTAGGCCGGTTGCCGCCGCATCCTTCAGGAGGACGCTGGGCTCTCCATCTCCAAACAGGGTGATGTCGCTCTTGAGGGTGATCGCTGTCTTGAGCCGATAGGTCCCAGGCGGGAAATAGACACTGCCGTTGGTGGCATCGACAGCAGCCTGTATCGCTGCGGAATCGTCTGCCACACCATCCCCAATGGCCCCGAAATCAAGGACCGAAACGGACTCGATGTTCCCTGCTAAGGGAGAGCTAAAGACTAGCTGCCCGTTCTTGTCGCTGACGAAGATGCTGTAAAAGCGATCAACGAAAAGCTGGGAAGGCGTCCCATTGTTCGACGGATAGCCCGCGATAGTCTTGATCGGCTGCGGCGCAGGAATCGTCAGGTCTTTGTCCCAATAGACCTGGATCTGGTTCGTCACCGTGTTGGTGTTCGGCTCGCCAATATAGATCGTGCCGTCTTCCAGAGGGGTGCCGTCTGCCCCAGTGAAGACCGGGAAGGGCGGCGTAACGCTGATGGCGGTCATCTCATTCCCCCTTAGGCGGTAACGTAGGCGATAGAAACATCGCCATTTTCGTACGTCGTGGTTTCAATGTCGAACCACATCACCATCCCGGCATTCGATGCGACCGTAGCCGTCACGATGAGCTGGAGGATGCCGTAGGTCGGGGCAAGGGTGATGCTGGAGCTGGTCAGGATGTCGGTGCTGTCGTTAGCCACAGCCGTCGTCGCATCAAGAATGCGCAGACCGTAGAAGCTGCTGGCAGTCCCATCCAAGCCAGAAGGCGTGTCATTGTTCACCGCACAGCTCGCCTTCACAGAGACCGCAACAGGGCTCCAGGAGACGCTTGCGGGGAAGGTGATGGTAGCCGTGGCCGTCGTGTCCCCAGACATCTCTAGGCGCCGCGTGAAGCGTTGTACGCGCCCTGGGAGGATGTTCTGGTTGGCAACCTCGTTAGCAGACGAGCAGTACGCCGCCCCGATACCCTTGATAATGTCTGCGTCATCGTAGACGGATGCCGTGATGAAGGCCCGCGTCCCCGACTTCACCCCATAAATGGCTTCGCTATAGTTATAGGCTAGGACCTGGGAGATCGGTCGGGTCGGATGTCCCGTTGACACAGCGGGGTTCGTCCATCCTGTGAGAGAGGGTGAGTTGATCGTCAGGGTGTTGATGTTCCCAGCGGGGTCAGCCTGAATCGGGCCAACTGCCACATCTCCGTAAGAGACATAATCGGGAACATATTCAGAGCTGCAATTCGACTGGTACGGACTGTTCAGGACGGCGGTGCAGGAGCCACCAAAACCAAAGACCCCGTCACCATAGGAGTATTCAGCTCCACAGGTGTTCAGCGTGACGTTCGATGAGACGAAGTGATAGACCCCTTTCCCCGTGGACTGACTACCGAAGCCAAAGCCGTAGGGGTTCGGACCTGCCGTCCCCGTGCCGCTGGTGTAGTTCGCGTAATCCGCGCCACAAGAGTTCAGGGTGGTGTAATAGGCAGCATAGAAGTCCCACGCCTGACCACAGTTCTCCGCCCAGCAGCTATTGAAGGTCAAGCTGGTCTTGGAGCTGATGTCGCTGAAGTTGTAGGCGTTGACAGAGTTCGCGCAGTTGACCTGGTTGAAGGTCATCATAAATACGCCGGTCCCTGCATAGAGGCAGTTGTTGGCGTTCCGAATGTCTACGTTGGTCAAGGCGGAGTTGCTGCAAATTCCGTTGAGGTTCCCGAAGAAGATACCGTCCACAGAGGCAGTAGTGGCCACCCCAGTCCGATCACCCCGAATACCAATATCCTCGATGCTGTTGTACCGATTGCTCATATAGACCGTAGCGGTCACGGATGCCGCGTTGATCGTCTCAGGCGTAGTGTCGGTTCGGATGATCCGCGAGACCCCTTTCCCGTCACCAACGATCCGCTTGCTGCCCGTCAGGCGAAGGGCCAGGGTGGTCAGGTACAGCCCCTCCGGGAAGTAGACGTTGTCCTCAGCGGCGAGGGCGGCTGCGATGGCCGCTGTGTCGTCCGTCACGCCGTCACCGATGGCCCCGTAGTCCTTTACACTGACAGGGGCAGCAGGGGCGACCTCCGCGACGTTTTGAAGCTCGGTGCCGTTCTTGTTCTGGACCACCAGGCTGTAGGGCTTGCTGGCGTAGAACGGAGACGCGACCCCCGCGTTCGAGGGGTAGCCGCCAATCGTCGTGATCGGCTGGGCGGCAGGAACGGTAAGGGCTTTGTCCCAAAACACCGCCACAGGGTTGGCGAGGGTGTCTACATTGGGAAGCCCGACGTAAATTTTGCCGTTCTCAAGCGGCTGCCCGTCGATGTCAGTGAAGACGGGGAAGAACGGAGTGACTTTGATGCTCATTCTTCGGACTCCTCGAGTTCTCTTAGTTGCGTGGTGCTTACCTGGTATGCAGGAGCCGCCGGGGCTTTAGCCATCTCGGCAGAGATAGCTTTCCGCAGTTGAGAAAAGATCTTGCTCTTCTGAACGTCGCTCTCTGCCTTGCCTAGCTGCAAGAATAGGTTTCGGATTGCCTTCGATTCATATATCCGCCCAGCCATCAATCCGCCAGTAGCCGCGACGGCACCTCCAATAAGGCCGACCGTCTGAGCCAATCCGTACATTCCGACTCCGCCGAGAGCACTTAACAGCAACGGAGATAACTCCTGCCCCGTGGGGGTTAATACGTTCGCCTTAGACGCCCTGTCAGTAAGCTCCAAGGCAGTCCTTAATCCACGGATTCTCGCCTGCTCTTCTGGAGTAAAGAATACCTTGATTGCGTTATTGAACCTGCGGATCTCCCGACCAAACATATTGGCGTTCATCTTGTTCGGGTCTACGGCGGTCTTGTCGCTCGCCAGCATCCCAAGGTCTCGGACAATAGCCTGACGGACGTTCGTCCGGCCTTTGTCATCTAGGAACTTGTTGATGCGTCGAAGCTGAGACTCGTTGTTCTTTCCCGTCAGGATATTGATGATCGACCCAGGCTGCTCAACGCCGGTATTTAGGATCTTAGAAATGACAGAGGTTTCCTCGTCTTCAATAAGCTCTCTAAGTCGAGTGTTGCCGATCTTCCATTTGTTAAACTCCGCCTCCCCTCGACGCTCCTTCACTAGATCGCCAAACTCATCATTCATGACGCGGTATAGATCTAAACTGAGCCTTCCCTTTTCTGGCCCAGCGGTGCCAGTCCGCTCATCTATACTGATACCCTTCCCAACATCAGCCCTCACATCGTCATACTTCGAGACCAGCATATTCGTGAACTGATCTCTTTGGCCTTCAAGCCAATCAGCAGAAACATTAGAGATAGGGGTATTGGTTGCCCTAAGATCAGCTACCGTACGGTTTATCCACTCCAAAGTGTTATTTAGGCTAATACGCTCCGTTTCATAAGCAGGCATCTTTTTAAGTACGTCCTGCTTCATTCCACCGTACTTGTTGATGATCCCAACCTTGGCTTCGTTCATGCTCTCTAGGATTCGGGTCAGAACACCTTCGTCCTCAATGCCATATTCTTTGACAAGCTTGTTCGCAGCATCAACCCGCGCCTTCTGCTGAGCGCTACGCTTCTTCCCGGTCCCAAAGAAGGGGATGCGCTCAACCACCCTCTGCACAAACTGCTCAGCGACAGTCTCAGGGGGGCGTATGTCTGACGTCATGATAGGAATGCCTGCCGCTTCAGCCTCCCTGACCTGCTCACGGGTTGCAGAAACAACTGGACGACCTGCCCGAGGCTCAAACTTTTCTGCAAGCTCGTCGATAGACTCACCCACTCCACCAGCTACGTCCTCGACAACCTCGGCAACCCGCTCCATTGGTTTTGCCACCGCAAGTTCGGCAGGTCTAACGAATTCATCAAGAAATTGATTATCACGGGTCAGCTCACGCCTGGTGGTTTCTCGAACACCAGGGATTGCTTGGATAGCTCTGTCGGTTGGTGTTACGGCGCCACTTGCTCCGGGCACGCCCGCCCGTGCACCTTGGCGAGCAGCCGCAAACGGTGCCGCGCCGCCAGAAACACCCATAATAGGCGGCAAGGACGCTAGGGCCTCCGCACCCATCCCAGCAAACTTTCGGCCAGCTTCCGTCCTAGGGGTATATGTGCCAGCCTCTGCTGCCCGCGTGATGTACTGCTCAAGGATATTAGCTGCCTCTTCCTTGCTTTGTGCATTAAGGATGGCTTCCACAATTCCTTGAACAGTTCCGCCAACCATCATAGGGAGCCCTACGCCGACCCCAGTAGCAAGCGATAGGCCCGCCTCTGCTGCCCCGAGAGCGCTTTCTCCAATGCCGTACTGGCGTCCAGCCTCCTGCCGGGGGACGGGTTCTCCACTGTAAGGCTCAGGGATCTCGCCAGGAGCCATTGGAGGCTGAGCGGGCTGACTTAGAGCCGCCTCCGCGAGGCGTTCAATCTGATCTTCTGACGCGCCTTCTGGGGCCTCAAAGAAGACTTTGGTGCCGTCGTCGGGGTTGATCACGCTGAATCGCGGCATAGCTTATTCCCCTGGCTCAGGACTAATCACTAGAGGACGACGCCGAGGAGCAGGCGCTTGGGAAGCCCCTTCGCTCTCCCCTGTAAACATACGGACATAACCGATGTAATCTCTAGGCCGCGTTGCAGCAAATACCGCTTGCCTTTGCAGTATAGGCAGCGCTGTTTCTTGAGCCGCAATTTGAGCTTTAAGCTTTTCCATCAACCTGCCTGGAGATAGGTTCGGAAGCGCTCCCTCAAATAGAAGCTCAATGTCCCTATCAGACATCTGCCCACTAAGAGATTGCGCCAAACCAAGCGCCATGTTCGCGCCAACGCTTTGCAGGGCAATATAGTTGTCATCGTATGCCTTAAGGGCTCTACGCGACAGACTGCCCCATAACCCGCTCTTGTTCGCCTCTTCATACTCCCCGGAGTCAATAATCCGCTGAAGCTCTGCCTCTGCTGAGCGCAAGGTATCAAGATTAGTGTTGATCGTTTTGATTCCTTTAATAGCATCTTGGCCTAATGCTTGCATTACTTCAACGTTACCAACAGCAACAGCCTCATTAACTTTGGCGTCAAGACCCGCCTTTAGCTCTCGTTCCATCTCTTCAGTAATCAATGAAACCGCTCGCTCAGGATCAATCACTTCGCCTTTTAAACGATACTCCTCTGATCCATCTTCAAAAAACTTGCGCACAAGGCCGATACGATCCCAAGTGTCAGGGGTGCTTTTCAGTTTCTTCTCAGGCTCAAGGCTCCCGATGGCTTTTACAAATTCCGGACCTAGGCCAGGCGTCATAACCGCTTGCGCCAAGATCTGCTTGACAGCAGCTTCCTGCTCACCAGCAGCCACAAGATCCCTATATGTCTTAGCTGCTTGCGCCTCCTGATTGTTTTCAGCTTTGATAGCTGCCTTCATTCGGTCATTGAAAAAATCAATAGCCATTTGGGGGTCTTGGTACTTGAGAACAGAAACCGCCTGCGCAAGTTGACGATTTGTCGCCATCTTAGCTTCGTCTGTAAGTTGATCGTATGCGTCTCCCAGCGGCTTAACCATAGACTCTGGCGCCACTGCTGCAAGCGCAACGTAATCTTGGAGGCTTGGATTAGGGTTCCTGGCAAACGCCGAAAACTGCTCTCTAAACTGCGCGGCCTGCTGTTGCGCAGCAATCTCTGCCGCTAACTGGCGATCTTCCGACGCCATGCGCCGAGCACGGTCTTCCGCCGCGATTTGACGGTCTTCAAGCGTTTGCTGGGCAGAAATATCCTCAGAGCGCATCCGTCGTTCCCTGTCGATCATCTTGAAACGACGATCTTCTTCCGCTAACGCTGCTTGCCGTAGACCTTCCTGTCGCTGCAATCCGGTCTGATAGCCCTGAAGAAGGGCTTGGGCAGGGCTTCGGACCTGTTTGACGTAGCTAAAAGGAACTTGCACTTGAGCCATTGTCTAACCCTCAGATAATCGGCGTGGTCAAGCCAGCATTGATGTTGATTGCGGCGGGGTTATAACCGCCGAATGGCGTCGAGACAGGCGCAGTAGACGGTGCCTGACGCGGCTGGAAGTACCCGCCCTTGTATAGACCATAAATGCCAGCGAGGTTTGATAATCCGCCCCCGAACAGTTGACCTTGATCAGTCTCACGAGCCGCCTGAATGTTGCCAAGGTTCGCTAGGCCTGCTGCTTGGGCTTGGCCTGCGCCAGAGATCAAGTTTGCGAGGTTAGCAGCCTGCGTCTGGCGGAAGCCTGCAACATTGGTTGCTGCGCCATAGCCACGGCTCAGGAGGTTCTCGGTCGTCGCCAGGCCCTGACCAGACAGCCCGCCAAGACGCCCATATTGCTGGTCGATATACTGCTGGAGCATTGCAGGGCGGAACTGAGCCAAGGCGCCCTGTACGTTGCCTCCACGAAGCCCTCCGGTAGCAGATGCCTGCTGGAGAATGGCCTCCTCACCCTGACGTGCAAGCGCCTGGAACTGCGGAGAAGCCTCCAGAGCTGCCACAGCGGCCTGCTGAGCCTCGGGACCTTGTAGGCCTGCCAAAGCTGCCTGCTGCTCTAAAGCCTGCGTACCGGCCCTCTGATAAAGCCCTAGGGTCTGGATCTGCTCAGGGGTGATGGCAGTAAATGGCGCCAAGGCTGATTCGATGCCTTCTTGGCTCGCTCTTAGCTGTTCTGCCGCGTCACGCGCTGCTGCAAGTTGAGCCTCCGTAGCCTGGCCCTGCATCTGTGCCGCGTTCTTCGCAGCCTTGTCCGCCGCTCGAGCCTGGAAGATGCCTCCAAGAATCTCTGCGCCGCCTAATGCAAGCGCCGTTCCTAGACCACCCATAGAACTACCTCCGCCTAACGCGCCTGCCGCGCTAGAGATAACCGATCCAACCTTCCCAGCAGCGCCAGAAAGGGCTGCGCCTAGTCCACCACCGCCAGAGGCAAGCGTTGTAGCCGCAGCGGGCGTAACACCTCCGCTCATGAGGCCTGCCTCGATGATTCCCGCCTGACCAATCGTCCCGGGAGGCGCTAACAACGATCCTGCCGTGGGAGCCTTGACACTTGCGAGGCTTCCAGCGGCCTTAGATCCGCCTAACGCACCTAGACCGCCCTGGGCCAGGAAGAGTCCTCCAGCGGTGAGGGCGAATAGCCCGGCAGGGCCACCGATGCTGTCCACAAAATTACCAATGGCACTTCTCTGGTCACGATAGGCACGATTCTCGGGCAGATTGCGCCACTCGCCCAAAGCCTGAGTAGCCGCAGCGTATTGCTCAGGGGTCAAGCCTTCAACGTCAACCCCAGCCTCGCGAAATGCCTGACGCGTCTCGGCGTCCTGCTGCTCTTGCAGCATCCGCAGCTCGTCGCTCATAGCCGGGTTGTAGCTTAATCCACCCATGTCGGGCCCTCTGATTGTGCTAGGCCATTTTCGCCCATATCGCTATCCAGAGCAAACGTCAAGAGATCTCTCGCCCAGATGCCCGGATCGTGATCACGTTCGCGCTCGATGCCGTCGAGATGAAGCCGCCTAGGTCGAGGTTGTGGCCCACCAACTCGGGGCAGGTGTAGCTCTCACCGGGAGCGATAACCCGCGTGTCAACGATCAGGTTTCCCGTACCAGCCGTGTCACCCGATGCGACCAGGTTCACAGACAGCGTGGCATCGCTCACAGACGTGTTCGTAGCCGTGAACTTGTCGATGGTGGCCTTAACGCCCGTAGCCGTATACTGCGTCGTCTGAGCGATCTCAGCGAGCTTGGCAGAAATTAGAACTTTGCTTGAGACGGCCATGTCAGCCTCCTAAAGTGGGTCGAGTGTCGGGGAAGGCGTCAGTGCTGGTCCAATCCCGTAGCGCTTGGCGGTAGACCGTCAGGGCCTCCTTATTCGGGTAGTCGGGCAGGAGCATGAGGGTATCGGTGCGGGCAAGCTCTTTGTTACGCCACGCCCTCTCCTGATCCTTGATCTGAGCCTGACTGAAAGCAAAGGTGCCCGACTCTGAATCATAGGTCTTGCCCATGATCGACGTGTCAAAGCCCTCCGCGAGCATCTCATTGGCCTGAAGGACATAGCCCTCTTTTACCGATTTCACGGATACGCAAACCCCGTTCTCGTCGAAGGTAATCACGTTGACGTTACTCAAACTCAACTACCTCCCATGCGTAGAACGTTGTTGAGTAGTTATCATCCCTATTAATCTCTAAATTAGTGCTTGATGTTAACCTGACCGTCGCCATAAGTCTGTCAACGGCTGCCGTGTTAATTCTTTGCGATACCGTGACAAACGACTTAGACATATCTACCGAAGAAATAGATACATTTATGGTACCGGTGCCGGTACCCATTGAATTTAACCCCCTCTGCACTGACTTGATCCCTGCTGGTCGCCCTAAAACCGTCATGTCGTCTCCTAGAGTTCGCCCCAGCCGATTGTGCCGTCAACATAGACAAGTTGCGTTGATAGCCCTGCCGCCAGCGTTGCGTTTGATGCCGCCGAATTGATGTTACTGCCGTTGCGATCAACCGTCAGCGTTGCCCCGCCCTGATTACTGATCGTCACGTTGTCCCCTGGGCTCGGCGTAGCGGGGAGGGTCAGCGTGATCGCTCCAACCGCATTGGAAACCACCTGATCGCCAGAGGCGAGGGTCTGGCTCGTCGAAATGATGTTCCAAGTGGAACCACCTGCCGCCGTAGCAGCTTCCCAGCGGCTGTTCGCTGAGACCCACGTCAGCACCTGCCCGTTTGTGGGAGATGGGACGTAAACGTCGTGCAATTCGCTTAATGCTTCCCCAGGCAATGCCCGAACAAAGATCGAGCCAGACGTTCCAGAGGTGGCATAGATCACCGCCGCGATGGGCGCGTGCAAGCTAGGCGCAACGGGCTGGACGTTGGTCAGCTCCCCAGGATACGAAGGGTCCATGTAGAGAAGATCCCCGTCGTTCCATGTCTCGGGGACCGTCTTGTCACTGCCGTCAGTTGCAAAGCCTCGGACCACACCGAAGAATACGACGTAGCCGAAATCGTTATTGAGGAAGTCATGCCCCGTAATCCCCATTAAATACTCGTGGGGCACCGTTCCATTGGATACCGCGTTATCGAAGGTGAGCTTCCCCGATGCCCCTACCGAGCCGGAGAACATCACCGCACGGCCAATATCTATTGGTCCACCGGAGGTATTCTTCGCATAGAAGAGAGAGGTTTGGCCTAGCCTGATGTGGTAATCCGACTCGCCGTCCAAATCAGCGGTCGCCCAGTCACTGTTCCAGTGCAAGCGCCCCACATTATGCG